TTACCGCTCCCACGACCCCGTTGATGTTTAACTGCTTCCATAATCCATCAACGCTAAGGAATTGATGAAGCGTTGCGCTATGCTGTACTGTCACCGCAGCAGTGTCTCTATTTGCCTGCACAAACCACGGCCTGCGATACTCCGCTCCCTGCCCGGTCAACCCGTCAAACTGCAAGTACGACTCCATCTTCACATCGCCAGAGCCGTCGTTGTAATAGCCCTCGATAGCGAACATGGCAGATGGCTCGCCAACTTCCGAGGCTGCCGCAGTCTGCGTCTTGTTGTAGCCGATGAAGATCATCGGGTCGGGATCGCCAGCAAAAGGCCCGTTGTCGAACGCCGAGACAATGTTCTGTCCGCGTCCTGCTGTACGTGGAGGGAAAACAATTGTTGCGCCTGCGGCTGTAGTTCCAAGTCGCAGATTGCGCAGCCCAGCCGTGTCCGTCAGCGCATCCGTAGCAGTATTGAAATTCGCTGCGGAACCGTACTGACCTGAGAACGTGAGGCGGCGCAGCGCGTCCTGCACGGCCTCCGCAATCGCTCCAGTACCGGACTGCAGGAAGACCACCTCGGCCGCCGGAATCGTGGCAGGGCCGCCGGCGCTGCTGCCGCTACCGCGATCTACGCCGAAGCCCGCCACTGCGTACCTCCAAGGACTACACCCGCTTCAGCGCGTGGCTGGCGGGGATGAAAGGGATGGAATTTTCCGCTTGGTCTTCTTCGCCGACGATCACCTCGCCGAATGCGTCGATGCGCTCGTAGTCCGGATGATTGCGCATCTCCTGGGCCTCCCAGAACGATTCGAGGACAAGCGGTTTCGCGGACGGGTTCGTCTTACAGCGGAAGTAGAATTGCGGCATGATTCGCTCCTTGTGGTCGTTACGAAAAGTTGCCGATGGCGAGGACGGTCGCGCCAGCGCCGGTCGTTACTGACCACGCGCCCGCGCGGCTGTGGATCTTGAGTTCAACGACGTAGCAGCCGACCCCGCCGCCGGGGGAGGCCGGCATGATCGGGATCGCCGTGCCCGCGCCGTCTTGGATGTCGACGGTGCCCGTCGCCGCAGTGTTGACCTTGATGATGATCCGGTCGAGGTAGTCGCCGGCGGCGCCGACAGGCCCGAGGACTTGATCGGTTTGGCTCGCGGCGATGGTTTCGTAGCTGGAATTCATTTCTTGATCTCCTTTGCGAATGCTGAGAGGCCGAGAGCCTCGATCGGGTCGCCCCGGAAAGTCTCCGAGCCGATGTGGCCGAGCTGGATGCTCGGGTCAAGCCAAACGTCGTAGCCTGCCGCCCGCACGTCCGCGAAAAATGCGATGTCTTCCCCGCGCGGCCCGCGATCCGGCGTTCGGTCAACGCGGAAAATGTCGCGGTACTCCTGGCCGTTGAGGTCGTCGCGCATCATGGGTTTCGCTGCGGCCACCTTCTCCATGACCTCCCGCTGGATGAGCGTGAAGCCTATCCCCATGCTTTCAATCTTCACGCACCCGAGGCCATTCACTTCAACTTGCCCGGGCTCGCCTGCGAGGTTGACCAAAAAGCCGATCGGATACTTTTTGAACGGGTACGTCGCGCCCACCGCGCCGAGCACGGCGCCGAAGCCGAGAATCCGGATGAAGTCGTCCGGCGCCCAGACGACGTCGGCGTCGATCCAGAAGAGATGCGTGAAATCACTCTTCAGGAACGCTTCCGCCACGGAAGACCGCGCCCACTGCACAACCGAACAGCCGGTCGGCGCCTCGATCTTGAATTTGATCCCTTCCCTGTCAAGCACCCGAACGGTGGCGAGAAGGGAGACGGCCGTCGGCCAAGGCAGGGAGCCGCTGCCGATCGGCATCCCGATCATGACGCTGGGCAACCTAGGCTTTTGCATAGATGTGCTCCAGGCGCAGGGCCTTTACAACATCGCCTCGAAAAATCTTCTGCCCGACATGCCCCAAGCTGATCGTGGGGTCAAGCCATACCTCGAAACCCTCCGCGCGAATGTCCGCGAAGAATGCGATATCTTCACCGCGGATCGCCCCGCCTTCCGTGTCGATGCGGAACAAATCCGCAAGTATCTCGCCGGACGCCTCGTTCAGCACCCGAGGCTTCGCCGCGGCGACCCGCGCAACCACCTCGCGCGTCAGGACGGTAAAGCCGAGTCCGGTTCCTTCTATCTTGACACACCCCAACGGGTGCATCTCGAAGGTCTTCGCATCCGGATGCCGGATCACGAACGCCGTGGGGCCTTCTCGTTTCAACGGGTATGCCGCACAGACAACGTCCAGTCGGGAGGAAAGCGCTAAGAGGCGGAGGAAGTCCTGGGCGTCCCACTCTATGTCGCTATCGATCCAGAAGAGGCGCGATGCCTTTCCTTGAAGGAAACGATGCGCGACGGTCGAGCGGGCAGTCGTGATGACGGATGAGCCTGCAAGCGCTTCGATGTCCAGCGGGATTCCCCGGAGGCCGCACGCATGCGCGGTGCGCGCCAAGGACATCGCAGTCGGAAACGGAAGATCCCGACTCGCCGGCATGCCGATGCACACCGACAACTCGCCCGGTTTGAAGGCGAGGTCAACAGTACCCATCACAGGTTCGCTCCTATGGTCAGTGGGGTGCTTACGGCGCACCCCCAAGCCGCATTACGTGGCCGAGAACGGAGTCGCAACCGCGCCGGTCGTGAAGGAAGTGACTTTCACGAGCCAGGTACCGGCTGCAATATCCCAGGCTTCGAACCGATCGCCGCGCTTGCCGCCGGTCGTGCCGTCGGTGCCGAGCCACTGCAACTTGTCGGACGTCGCGGTCGTCTGGAAGGCTTCCGCGCTCGTCGCAACCGCCGTGGTATGCACCATGTCGGCTGATCCGGTAAAGACGTCGGCACCGAGAGCTTCGATCTCGATGGTCTGCGTCTGCACGACATTGTTGAGAACGGTGTACTTGTCGCCGGAGCCAGTCGACTTGGGCAGGGTAAGTACCTGGCCGTCGGTCGACGCGAGGTTGAGCACGACGATACGACCGGCGTGATCTTCCGGAGTCAGCGACATCGTCGCTTCGGTCGCAATGACAACCATCCGTTCGTTGAAGGTAGCCGCCTCATTGGCGAGGCCGGCAGGACTGGATTGACGGGACATGGGGTTTCCTTTTCGTGTGGAAGGAGTATCGGGAGCGGCAGGTTAGCCGCCCCCGTCGATCACTCCAGGCCCTTAGCCCGGCATCACCAGCGCGACACCGCCGGCATCATACGCTTCGGCAACACCGAAGATCGTATCCGCCGTCAGGAGCGTGGCGAGGTATTCCTGCTTGTACTGCGTCTGCACGCGCGGGCCGAGGACTTCGGCCAGGATCAGCGCATCGCGGTGCGCCATCAAGCCCACCTTGGCGGTCGTCGCCGAGGTCGGCACGGGGCAGTTGTTGGTCACATGGACCGACACCCCGTACACGTCACCCAGCTTGCCGTTGCGGATGGTCTTGCCGTCGCCGACGAACGCTTGTTCCGTGAACCGCGCCAGGCCCATCATGATCCGACGAGCTACCGGCGGAAGGGCGAGGAAACGGTCCGACATCGGGATGTCGTTGTCGTCGAGGATCTGGATCGCGCGCCGAATGCCGGCGTCGGTGATCGCGGTCGCATTCGCATTGCCCCCGGCATCCACAAAGGCGGTCGTGCCGTCACCGGCGATGACACCCTTGTTCCAGGTCGACGCACCATCGCCGCCGTTGAGCGTGCGGGCCGCGTTGAAGATGGTCGAGTCCTTGATGAGAGCCATCGCGTAGCCCGCGTCGTCGGTGTAGAACTTGCGCATCGACGCCAGGGCATGCACCTCGGCAATGTCCTCGATCAAGCGCGAATACTCGTAGTGCGCCGTGAGGTTGATGGTCACGCTGGCGCCGCCCGTCGCCTGAATGGTCGTCACGACAGTATCGGCCGCCTTCGCCGATGCGCTGCCGCGGCTCGGTTTCGGGAGCTTGATGCTGTCGCCGCGCTTGCCTTTGACGTTCAGCTTGCGCACGAGCGCAGCCAGAACGACGTTCTTCTTGTGCGCGGCCTGGATTTCGTCCATCCACAAGTCAGGCACAAAGCCTGAAGTGGACAGATCGGCGGAAATTACGTTGTCGTCACCGTAAGCCATGAATGGCCTCCAAATAGTTGAGAAAGAAGGGAAAAACAACGTGTCGCGAACATCTAGGCTCGGCCCGGCAATGCCGGAAGCTCAGGATGCAAGAGACCGCTTCTCCCTGCGAACACAACTCGGGGGCGGGCACGGTGACTGCGCCGTCGGGGGTGTGCAACCCTGCCCGACGGATGACCTACAACTACATTCTACCAGATTTCAAAATCGCTCTTTGGGCGTCCTCCGGGGAGATCAAACCGCCGTACAGCGGCGCCGCCAGCTTGACGGCGATGCCCGCGAGCGCCTGCGCCTGTTTTCTGGAATTGACGTGGCGCGCGCAGTACGCGCGGTACTCGGCCCGGTGCGCCAGCAGCTCCTCCTCGAGCCGGAAAACCGGGTCGATCAGATACCGCTCCCACCACGGCTCGGGGTGCCCGCCCTGGCGCTCGCAGTGAACCTGCTCGTGCGCCTGCAGCGCCGGCGACAGCATAAACGGCGCCGCGCGGCCTCCCTTCCCCGGCGCGTAGATGTGGTCGCCGTACGCGAAAATCACCCCCGGCAGCGCGGCGCCGGGAAATACTGCCACGATCGCTTCGTAGTTCGGCGGGCGACCGTGGACCACCTCAAGAAACCGCACTACCGCACCCGATTTTCTCGGTACGCCTTTTCGATTTCCACCGACA